CATATTCCCCTGAAGTTATCGCTACAATTTGTCCACCTGATCCAGGTAAGTCTTGATAGTCAGCTTGTTTAGTTCCTGCTGTCCAATGGGTAATATCATTAATACCAGACCATTGAACTCTATTTCTATTATTCGTTTGATTTCCTGTAACTAAAAAATCTCTAACTACTCCTGATGTTCTAAATGTTGGGGGAGAACCTGCTGTTGCAATAGATGAAAGGTTTGCAAAATTTGTAGAAGTTCCCATTAAATAATATTGTGGAGCATCTACTCCATTACTAACAATAATATAATCTCCAAATTGCGTAAATGTAATATAATCTGTATCGCTTCCTGTTAAAGGTGTTCCACCAGAAAAATTTGTAGTTGTTAATCTTGCTGTATCAGATGAAACATTAGTTAAATTATCTCTGCCAACAGCAGCTCTTGTAACTGTAACTACTGCTGATGAAACTGTTGCTGAAAAATCAGCATGACCATTAATAGTATTTTTTAAATTTGTAGCAGTAGTGTTATTATTTGTTTGTACTTGAAATTGGTTTGTAGATGGACTTCCTGTAACTGAAGTAAATACAACAGTCGTTCCATCATTTTTATTTAAAGTAATAGTTTTAGAAGCACCAATATTTGCGTAATCAGAAACTGTTATTGTGCAAGTAGCATAAGAATTATTTAATAATTTTCCACCAGCACCTAAATCTGTAAATGAACCTGAAGATAAACTGTATATAGTATCTTTGGTAGCCACAAAATTATAAACTGTATTAGAGTTATCTCTAAATGAACCTGCACCTCTAGCATCTTTAACTACAGTAGATGATCCACTATAAGAAACTAAAGATGGAAATCTTTTATAAGTGTTTGCCGCATGATAAACATTGTTTGCTACATTAGCTCCTTGTTTTCCATGTTCAGGTTGGTCAGGTAGCCATTCTCCGAAAGGTACTTGCATTTAACTCCTAACTATTACTTGTAACTGTGCTTGTATAACGACTGCCAAATGGTGATGCGATAGTATCTTCTGATCTCATTTGTAATGGAGAACCAGAATATTGATCTTCTCTATCATTTCTTTCTAATCGTTCCATAGCAGTTGTATACATTTGTTGCCATTGTTGAGCTTGTGCTGGTTCAATACCGCCTAAAAAGTTAGCCGCATGATATAAAGAACCATATAAATAAATTGATGGATGATCTGTTAATATAAAATTTGATGTGTTTGTTACTGATAAAGCATCAAACTTTTTATAATAATTAATATAACCAGTATAAGAAGAATCTGGTTTTGGAGAAAATCTAAATGTATCTCCTAAAACTGTAAATACTTCTGGAGTTCCACTTGTAGAAGTTCCTCTTAATTGATCCATGTGTGATGGTGCTACATATCTTAAAGGATATTTTGTACCACCTGATAAAATATAAAAGTTTCTAACTTGTAAAAATCCTGTAGGTAAACTTTCTGTTTCACTATCTATAGTAATGGTTGTTTGTGTAACCATTTTTCTAACTCTTAACTTTGAGTTAAAATCAGCTTCTGTTAAAGTTATAAAATCATCAGCTATCTCATCAGTTAAATCTGATCTATTTAACCAATTTGCTACTGCTGTTTTTAGTGTTGAATATGATGTTAGTGCCATTAAAATCTTCCTTCGGCAGTTCTAAAATATCTATAATCAGAACTGTTTAGTTTTTCTCTTAAAATTTTTTGTTGTGTTTCTTTGGGTAAGGCAAACCAATTACCTTTGTTTTGATCTTTGTGATATTCTTTACACCAAATTTCTAAAACAATTGTAGGTATTGATGCTACTCTTTTTAAACCTTTGTCTGGTGAATACCCATCGTTTTGAGTATATAACTTTTTATTGTGGTCTAAAATAGGCTTATGATTTACAATTCTTTGATGAACCACACCTTTATCTTCATGTGGAATAAATTTATCAGTAACTAAACCTTCTGTTTCAATGTTTCTTGTTTTCATCTACCTTGACCTCTGTACTTACCGCCAGTTATTCGTCTTTTAGATTTATTCATCATAGTTTTGCTAGGTCGCCTACCAATACTGGTTTTCTTAAACTTAGCTCTGCTAATATGTTCAACCTTTGCATAAAGATTATTCTTTTTTTTAGCCACTACGCACTAAGCTCAGTACAATACAAAGTACCATCGCCACTTGTTCTAATAGCTGCCATTTTTTCACCTGGAGAAACTTTAATTACTTCTACTTCTCCTGCTGGTAAATAAGCCATACTTGTTGTAGCAGTAGGTGAACCAGCGAATGTAATATGACAGTTAGTTGTAGAAACAACTCTTACATAATGAGTACCACTTCCAAACGCATTACTTACTGCTGCACTTGATGATGCTACTGATATTGTTTGAGTAGTTCCATGTCTTAAACCATAATTTACCATTGTCTTTTTCCTTATTTAATAAAATTAATTTTTTACATTTGAGGGGAAGTACCGCTAGGCAAGATCCCCTCAAATTCTATAATTATCTTCTGATAACGAATGTAATTACACATTCACAAGCAGTTGAAGAACCGCCATCAGTTATCATTTCAATTGATCCATCTTCCTCAACTCTGTTTGCTGCTGTAGGTTCTGCTGTGTCCACATCCCCTGCTGCTGATCCAGATTGAGTAACTGTAATTCCACCACCAGTTATAGCTGTTCCACCAATTTCAAAAGTGATTGCTGCATTAGCAGTTCCAATTGCACCTTGTAGTGCAGTAAAAATTTTTATTACTTTGCCTCCATCAGGTACAGGTACAAATGTTGATGATGCTGTGCTGATGTCTGCGATTGTAGATGTTAAAAAATAGTCGTTTAATGTTCTCATTTTATTCCTATAATGTTCCGATCCTAACCTATCTCAGATCTTCATTGTTTGAAATGCTGCTAGGCGAGCAGATTTAAGGTTACTCGCCTAAACAGTTATATATTATTATGAAGTAGTTAAGTCTGCAACAAGACCTGATGCTGCTTCATTTCTAGACTCAAGAGTCGCTTCTACTAAAAGCTGTCTCTTTTCAGAGTCACCAGTTTTTGACAATTCATGCATACTGAAGTCTCTTAAGAATGCGATTCCCCAATAATTCATGTCAAGAACATAGCAATCTCTATCTCTAGAGAATCTATTTGGAACAACTTGCAATTGACCGAAGTCAGATGCGTAGACATCTACAGAAGTGTATAATGTAGCGTCTGCACCTGCATCAAATCTAGTGCTGTTTCCAGTGAATCCTGATAATTTTTGTTTATTAAAAGGACCAACCATAATCATAGTTGGATCTCCACCTTCATTCCATACTGATTTAATTACAGATTTTAAAAGATCTTCTGTGAACGCTCTCTGAGTACCATCAGTTCTAGCAGTATTACCTACTGAACCTGAAGTACCAGAAGTTCCCATTACATCATTAGTTGCTACCCAAGCTCCAAGAGAACCCATTTCTCTAGCAGCAGTAGCTGAACCTGTAACTTCTGCATTGTTAGTTGTTATTTGTGCTTCCATATCTCTTTTAAGCTCTTTAGCTTTTTTAGCGATTTGGTAAGCTAACTCAGATGCTCTACCAGCTTTATCAACTGCTTCTTGCGTACCTGTGATTACAACTGTTTTGTCCATAATTTGACAAGAGTTAGATAATCTAGTTGTTGCAGTAACAGCATCTAAAGTTGCTTCGTCTCCTTCGATAACTGCGTTAGAAGTTGAAGCAGAAGCTAGTGCGTCTGTTTGCCATTCGTGAAGTACTGCAGTAGACTGAGTCTTTGCAGCTGAACTTAGGAATGGCGTGTCTGTAGGTGAGATGTTATAGATAACATCAGAAAGATCTTCTCTTTCACCTATTGAATCATACGTGTCAAACGTATTTGTTGGTTGTGCCATTGTTTTTACTTTCTTTGTTGAGATTTAAGATTAATCATATCCATTATAGCACTCTGTGCATCTTTAAGATGTCCAGTTTTGCTTAATCGATTGATTTTATTTCTTATGTTTTCTCTACCAGAACTTGTGGATGATTT